CAAGACCAAGAGCGCATGAAGAAGTGGTTGAACGATCCGGACAACCTTTACTTCCGCACAAGGCCGGGGACTGTTTAATGGCAATTTCTACATACTCCGAATTGAGGGCTGCGGTCGCGGACTTCCTTAACAGGGATGATCTAACTGCGACGATTCCGTCCTTCATCTCATTAGCCGAGGCTGCGCTTAACCGCCGTCTTCGTTCACCAGAAATGGTGACACGGGCTACGGTCACTATTGACGCGGAGTATGAGAACCGCCCATCCGATTGGATGGAGACAATCCGCTATCAGGTTAATACCAATCCAATCACGGTTATGGAATTTGTAACGCCGGAAGAAGCCATCATCCAGAAGACAAAGTTTTCTGCGGCGGGTGTGCCAATGTTCTTCTCAACTGTCGGCACTCAGTTCCAGCACGTCCCAGCGCCTGACGGCTCTTACACAGGCGAGTTGATGTACTACGCCCGCGTTGCTGGTTTGTCGGATTCGAACACATCTAACTGGCTTTTAACGGCCAACCCTGATATATACTTGTACGCAACGCTCGTTCAGAGTGCGCCATATTTGAAAGAAGATGAGCGCATTGGTGTTTGGGCTGGTATATTAGACCGCCTGATGGCTGAATATGAAGTTGCAGAGCAACGGGCCAAGACAGGTTCAAGTCGGTTGGCTTCTAGGACAAGGACGTTTGGTTAATGGCGGATACAACAACTACAAACCTTGGCCTCACTAAACCAGAGGTCGGTGCATCCGCCGATACTTGGGGCAATAAACTAAACACTGATCTCGACCTTGTTGACGGCGTTTTTGCTGCGGCGGGTACGGGGACTAGCGTTGGCCTTAACGTAGGTGCTGGTAAGACACTTGCTGTCGCGGGGACGCTTACCGTCACTGGTACGGCTACACTTCCTTCGGCCACGAGCATCGGCCCAGTCTCTTCGACTGAGATTGGCTATCTTGATGGTGTGACATCTAGCCTTCAAACTCAGCTTGACGCCAAGTTAGCAACCTCCACGGCTGCGTCAACCTATGCGCCCCTTGCAAGCCCAAGTCTGACAGGCACTCCGACTGCGCCTACCGCTACCTCTGGAACCAGCACAACGCAGATTGCTACCACAGCGTTTGTGGACACTGGCTTTGCAAAGCTGGCTTCTCCTGCGTTCACTGGAACGCCAACAGCACCAACCGCTTCTACTGGCACGAACACAACTCAGGTAGCTACGACTGCCTTTGTCCAGCAGACCTCGTTCAATACTGCGCTTCCTTCACAGACCGGCAACGCCGGAAAGTACGTCACAACGGATGGTACAAACGCAAGCTGGGTTGCGCTGATGAATGGGGTATCCTATCCGCAAAATAGCCAGTCAGCAAACTACACGCTTGTCCTTGGCGATGCTGGCAAGCAGATATTCCATCCTGCGTCAGACGCCAATTTTAGAACATACACTATTCCGTCTAACGCCAGTGTTGCATTTCCTATCGGCACTGTTGTGCTGTTTACGGTTGAAAATGGCGGGACGTTAGTGAACGTAGCGATCACAAGCGATACATTGGTGTTTGGCAATGGGACTACTGGAGGGATACTTGTCCCTGCAAACCAAACGCTACAGTGCATAAAAGTTACATCAACGAAATGGATGGCTAATTACCTGTACCAAACAGGCGTTCCAGGTTCTCAAACTGTGGTGGTAGGGCACGCAACAACACCGTTTATTACCGCGTACAACTGGACTAGCAGCGGGTTCGGTACTAAATATACCAACCCCGCTACGGTGCCAACAGGTACTACCCGTGGTGTTGCGTTTAGCCCTTCTGGTAACGCTGTAGCTGCCGCCCATGATAATAGCCCCGCCATCACTGCATACCCGTGGAGTATTTCTGGCTTCGGCACTAAATTTACCAACCCAGTTACGGTACCAACAGGAAGCGGTTTTAGCACTGCGTTTGCACCGAACGGCAATACGGTTGCCGTAGGCCACGACACTACGCCTTTTGTAAGCGCGTACCCGTGGAGTATTTCTGGCTTCGGCACTAAATTTACCAACCCAGCTACACTACCAACTGGCACTGGTAACGGCGTAGCGTTCACACCGGCAAGCGATGCGGTTGCTGTTACTCACGCTACAACACCGTTTATTTCAGTCTATCCTTGGAGTGGCGGTGGATTTGGAACTAAATTTACTGATCCTGCTACGCTACCTGCAAGCACCGGCAACGGCGTAGCGTTTAGTCCTTCCGGCGGCGCCATCGCTGTAGCGCATACTACTACACCGTTTATTACTGCATACCCTTGGAGCGGTAGCGGTTTTGGTACTAAATATGCCAACCCAGCTACGCTACCTGCTGGCGCTGGCCGTGGCGTGGCGTTTAATCCTTCGGGAGATGCTATCGCTGTAATACACGATACTACACCTTTTGTATCTGTTTATTCTTGGAGCGGTAGCGGCTTTGGAACTAAGTTTTCGGACCCAGCTACACTGCCAATCGGCAACGGTTTTGGCGGCGCGTTTTCGTCATACGGCAATGCTATCGCCGTGACGCATACTACTACCCCTTTTGTTACCGTGTACCCTTGGAGCAGTAGCGGTTTTGGAACTAAATATGCTAATCCTACAACGCTACCAGCGAATACGTGCACTAGCGTAGCTTTCACAGTCAACCCATAGGAAGCACTCATGAATTACGAACAACTTCCAACCGAATATAAATACGACACCCTTGCGGATGCGATGTACGCCCGTGAGGTTGAGTATTTTCACTATGACTTTGACCGCAAGAATTTCGAGCATCTACTAGCAAACGCCACAGACAATGAATTTGCGGCGAACATAGCGGAGCGCCTTGACGCGACCCGTAAACAGATGGGCAACGTCTTGGCGGTGACGGAAGCACTAAAGGCGCAGATAGATGATGAGGCTGCATACGCAGAAGCTGTCGAGCGCGTAACAGCGAAACGGAAAGCAAAGGAAGCAGAGGGATGAACCTGTTTTACGTCCAAGCCAATGGTGATACCTTCATCCGGCACATCCATGATGTTGAGCCGACGTATTGGGATGATGACAATTACTGCCGCGTGGCGAAACTGACGCCTGAGCAGATTGAGCATTATGGTGTACACCAACTGAAGCTAGTGACACCGCCCTATTATGACCCAGCCACGCAGACCCGCGAGCATGGACCGGCGCTGCTGATCGACGGCGTTTGGACACAAAACTATATTGTGTCGGACCTCGACGCAGACGCATCAGCCGCAACGGTTGGAGCGCAATGGACTGTGGTTCGCGCAGAGCGTAACAAGCTGTTGGCCGATTGCGATTGGACACAACTACCTGACGCTTTGGTAGATGCCGCTGCATGGGCGGTATACCGCCAAGCACTGCGTGACATCACCGATCAAAGTGACCCGTTCAACATCCAGTGGCCGACAACGCCTGCTGCCTGATAGGTTTTATTAGCTATGGATATGTCATTCGGCATCGACACGCTTCTTACCGTTGTTGCTGGCATCTTCGCCATCATTGGCGTATGGACGCAGTTGAGCAATCGTCTTGCAATTCTTGAGACCAAGCTGGAGTTCGGCGATGAGAAGTTCAACAGCATCGACAAGAAGTTTGATGAGGTGATGATGCACCTTCGCCGGATTGAAGACAAGCTGGACAACAAGGCAGATCGGTAATGGCGTTTAAGCTAGGCCCACGTTCCCTGTTAAACCTTCGCGGCGTGCACCCTGATCTGGTGCGCGTCGTTAAACGCGCTATCAGCATTTCCGATATTGACTTCACTGTCATCGAAGGGCTGCGGTCTCCCGCACGGCAGAAAGAACTGTTCGCCAAAGGCGCGACCAAGACGATGCGTTCGCGCCACCTTCACGGCTTTGCGGTTGACATCGCGCCGTATGTAGCGGGTAGCATCCGTTGGGACTGGCCGCTGTTTGATAAGATTGAAGAGGCCATGAAGAAGGCAGCGCGTCTTGAAAATGTGCCGATTACTTGGGGCGGAGACTGGAAGTCGTTTAAGGACGGGCCACATTGGGAACTTCCACACGCTAAATATCCCGACCCAAAATGACGATTAAAGAACTTGAGGCCGCGCTGCTTGAGCGTGTCCGGGTTTGGTGGCGTCCGGTCACATGTGTTGGTATTGCTTGCGGTGTTATTGTAAATGCGGTAGCCTTGCCTATTGTAAACAGCCAGTCAATCTCGCTTACGGATTTGGCGGCTACGATTGCGGCTTGTGCGACTATATTTGCGGTGAGAGAATGGGGAAAAATAAATGGTGCGGATTAATCCATTCATGGGCTATGTGGCGGCAGGCGCTCTTGCTATCGGCCTCGCCTCCGGATGGAAGATCAAAGACTGGCAGTGCGATGCCGCGTATTCTGCGGTTCTGGAAAAAGCCGAGAAGCAGCGCCAGCAAATGCAAGGACAAATAGATGAGGTTTCAACGCTCTACCAATCCGAACGAGATAAAGCCGATGTCGTGGTCACCGGAGAAAAGCAAACAATCCGCGAGATATACAAGACTTTGCCTGCTGTTTCTGCTGATTGTGCTCCTGATGCTCGCATTGTCGGGTTGCTCGAAGGCGGCGTCAATCGCGCCAATGCCGCAGCCGCCAGCGAACCTAGCGAGTAACTGCCCGCCGCTTCCCTCGCCACCCGCTACGCTTATTGATCCTGAGCGTGCTATATGGGAAGTCGATATATTAGCTAAATATGGTGACTGCGCATTGCGTCACCGCCGAACAATAGAAGCATGGGAAGAGGCTGTAAAAATCCCAAATAAGTGATATAAGGGCCCAGCGCCTCAACACGGACACCGGCATGACACTGATCCCTATTTCAATACCACCCGGCGTATATCGCAACGGCACCGAACTTCAGGCCGCAGGACGGTGGTATGACGCCAACCTTGTGCGTTGGCATAACGGGACAATGCGCCCGATTGGTGGGTGGACCGTTCGTACCGCAAGCGCCACAAACGGTATTCCGCGTTCTACAATTGCATGGCGCTCAAACGATAGCACTCGCCGTCTTGGTGTAGGGACTAACACAAAACTCTACAGCATGACAGCGGCTGGTGTTCTTGTTGACATCACGCCCACAGGATTTGTTACCGGCCCGGCTGACGGCGATGACAATACTGGATACGGCGACCTTACTTACGGCAGCTATGCGTATGGTACACCACGTCCGGACATTAGCCCAGTTATAGAAGCAGCTACATGGAGCCTCGATACTTGGGGTGAGTATCTTGTGGCCTGCGCCACGTCGGACGGCAAGCTGTACGAATGGCAATTGGACGATGTAGCCCCCGTTACGCTTGCGGCGCGGATTACTAACTCTCCGGAAGATTGTGTCGGCCTTTGCGTTACCGACGAGCGTTCGATCTTTGCGCTGGGAGCCGACGGCAATCCGCGTAAGATTGCGTGGTGCGATCTCGAAAACAACACCGTCTGGACAGCCGCATCCACCAATCAGGCCGGTAGCTTTATCCTGACAACGCCGGGCAGCCTCATGTGCGCCCGTCGTGTTCGCGGCCAGATGCTGGTTCTTACTGACGTAGACGCACACGTTGCGCAATATGTAGGGTTGCCGTTCGTCTATCAATTCGAAACCGCAGGCCGCAACTGCGGTATCATCTCCCGCCAAGCCATAGCTGTTCTCGATAACATGGCCGTCTGGATGGGCAACCGTGGCTTCTTTGTCTATGATGGTTACGTTAAACCACTACCGTCAGACGTAGAAGATTATGTCTTTTCTGGCATGAACCGTTCTCAGCGTTCTAAGATTGTCTGTGTTCCAAATACCGAGTTTGGCGAAGTTTGGTGGTTCTACCCATCTGCGTCATCGAGCGAAAATGACCGCTATGTCGTTTGGAATTTCCAAGAAAACCATTGGGCTATCGGTGCACTGGCACGCACTTGCGGCGTTGACAAGACCGTGTTCAACTACCCGATGTGGTGGTCGCCAAGCGGCGAAGTTTACGATCAAGAGTTTGTGTTTGTCCGTCCCGGTGGCGGTGATGTGTTCGCCGAGACTGGGCCAATCCAGATTGGTGAAGGCGACCGTATCCTGCACATCAATGAGTTGATCCCAGACGAGCGAACACAGGGTGATGTGACGGCGACGTTTATTAAGAAGTATTACCCGAACGGGGAAGAAACAACTTACGGGCCGTATTCCTTAGATAACCCAACGTCGGTGCGCTTTAATGGACGGCAGATTAACATGCGCGTCGATGGCGCACGCAACGTCGATTGGCGTGTAGGCATCATGCGGCTTAATGCTATTCCGGGTGGTCGTCGATGAGCATTAAGCTACCGCCACCCCCAAGCGCATACGACCCAAACTATGAAGCGCAACGCAACCGCCTCATAGAACTCTTCTCGAATAATGTTTACGAGAAAGGTCAGGACGTTGGTATCTATGCCCCCGCCAAGCTGATCTACACCGGGTTCTA